AGCGGGTAATTCTGTAGCAGCATTAGTGGTAGGGAAAGCCATAGGTATAAATATTTATGAATAAAAAAAAGGGAGCCATATAGACTCCCCTTAATAGTTAGAATGCAGAAGGAGCTGAAGCACCTACATACAATTCGACTGCAGCAGCAGGATTAATATAATCTGCGCCGAGTGCTAAACGACCAAGTATCACATCACCTTGGTAAATGACTGAAACGTCACCCTTGGTTACTTGTACTTGAGGTCCAATAGCTTCAACAATACCAGCAGCTTCACGTTGGAAGATAAGTCCACAAGACTTAGCTCCGAGTTCAGAGTTAGTACCGTAGTCGTTGTTGATACCTGTTGTTGCACCAGAGGCATCTTCTGGGGTTACGCTCACGAATGAGCCTGTGTTTGTTGGTGCTGTAACACCTGTGGTTCCGCCGTAAGCAGTACCATATTTGCCAAGGAACGGAATGTTCATTGACTTGTAGATCTTGATACCAGCGATCTCTACAATGCCATTACCAGATTGTCTGGCTGTACCTTGTGAATCTCTGTTAACTAGACCTGAATCTCCAGTTTGCTGGATCAATTCGTAATATTGACGTGCGTTTAATACCGCTACTCTTCCGTCAGTACTTACTCCTTTCTCGTCTAATGCAGCAGCTGCATCATAGAAAGCGTTTACTAAGTTCGCAGGAACATAAGCATCGGAGTCGTTGGTTGTTGCACCAACACGAATCTGAGTTCCACCTGGCTCAACAAAGTTAGACTTAGTGATAGGTGATGCTGATCTTGCTCCACGTGTAACAGCTCTGAAAGCGAGTCTGTCATATTTTTCAGCGAGAGCATACCCAATCTTACGAGAGATCTCTGACCTCAAATCGTAGTGAGCAAGGGTCTCGTCTAAATTATAAAGGAAAGCTGAACTGATAAGTAGGTCATCTACTGTCACAGTTTTCTCAGCTACTGGAGGTGCGCCATCACTGTTACCCAAGATTGGTTTTCCTGGTGTGTGAAATTCACTTGTGGTGCGACCTGTGTAGATGAACTGCAATGATTTGCCGTTCTTAAGTGTTCTCTTCATGAGAAGGTCTCTAGCTATAGCGTTATGCTGGAAGCCTTTGAACATCTCTCCTGAGAACAACTTTAAATAAAGTGCTCTTGCGTCACCTGTACTGTTCGATTGACCCTGACGGGTTAACGAAGTAGAGGTACCAGAGGCATTTTGATGTGCCATTTATCTATGTTTTAAAATGTTTGAGGGTATAAATCATCATCGTGCACAATTCTAAATTCAAGTTTTGTGGTCTATCCCACCGTCTAGACGGCTAATAGGTATCCCGCGTACGGGGCTAAAAGCCAAATGACAGAGAGGTCCGACACTGAGGTGCCTCTCTGCTATGGAAGTTCACATGAAGAACTTCTATATGAATGAAGAAGGCTAGAGCCATAAAGACTACTAGCCATAGTTCATTGAACTTCTTCTTCAAGTTTATCTTCTTCTTTCTTTTCAGGCTCAGGTGTGAGGCTCGTTATTTGAGCCTGATCACCTTCGCAGTCTGATTGATGATGTGACATTAGAACTTATACTTAGCCCCTGCTTTGAGGTTGTAAGTATTATCTAGATCACCATTAGTGCCGCCAGCAAACTCTCCATAGAAAGCTACCTTTTCAGACACGTTATAGTTACCGCCGAACTTACCTGATAGTTCAGTCTCTGTACCATCAACACCGTCGATAGCTACTAGAGCTGGACCACCTTGTATGTAGTAGTCAAAC